GAATTGTCTGCTACTGTTATTGAATCTTGGAAAACTACATTGCCTTGGAAATTACCAGTACTATTAAAATCTACTGCACCATTTGCTTGAAGTCCTCCAGTTACATTAGCAGAAGCTAATGTTGATTTACCTGCAACTGATAAAGTATTACTTAATACTGCTGTATTTGTAACAGCCAATGTATCACCGAGTGTTGTTGCTCCATCTACATTTAATGTACTATCAAAGTCTACTGCTCCAGTTACACCCAATGTTGCTGTATTAGTATGACCTGATACGTTAGCACTTGCTGCTTTAATGTTTCCTACTGCTGTAACGTCTCCTGTTAGAGTTGATGTTCCTGTTACTGCTAATGTGTTAGCTAATGTTGTAGCTCTTGTAACACCTAATGTTCCTGTTACTGTTGCGTTATTAGCAACTGAAATTGTATTAGATAATGTTGCAGGACCTACTATTGCTACTGTATTTGAGAATGTTGCTGAATTTGTAACGCCTACAGTGTTACCAAATGTTGCTGCTCCTGTTACTGCTATAGTATTACTAAATGTTGCTGTATTAGTTACAGACATTGTATTACCTAATACTGTTGCACCAGTTACATTTAATGTGTTACTTAATGCTGATGCTTTTAGAACTGTTAGTGTTCCGTCTGTATTAATACTTGTAGGAGTAATAGCTGTGTTAGTGTGACCATTACCAACAGTAATGTTTGAATCTGAAATTGTTATTAGACCATCAGTGTTTCCATGATGGATATATGTATTGCCACCAATGTGTACGTTAGCTCCAACACCAACACTACCTACAGCATTTACAAAACCATTAAGTACTGAAGTCGATCTAGCTATCAAAGTAAATAAGTTAGCTTCACCTGTCATATCAATATCAGCTGCGCCAATAATGTCTCCAGATACTTCTAAATTTTGAGAGAAGTATGATGTATTAGAGGCATTTATTTCTTTTGCTTTTATATCCCATCTTCTACTTGCATGTCCTAATACTTTACCGTTAGCTGTTGGTTCAATGCTACTGATTACTCTAGCAACAGTATTGATTACATCTGCTGAAGCCTGATTACCTATAACAGTATTGCCTTCTATAGATGCATCTGTTACTACTCTTAAACTGTTTACGTTTGCTTCTGCTGCTACATCTACATCTGCCTGTGCTGTGATATCACCTGATGCATTAATTGTGTTTGCTTTTAGGATCCACCTTGCATCATCTAAACCTAATGCTTGTGTATTAGCTTCTGGACTAATACCTGATGATACTTCTGCAATAAAGTTAACTGAATCTGTATTTGCATTACCTAATGTAATGTCTGCATTTAATGTTGTGTCTCCATCTACATTTAGAGTGCTATCAAAATCTACAGCTCTATGTACATTTAACTTATCTGAAAGAACAGTATTTGAATTTACAGTTAACATATCAGAATTAGCATTACCTATTAATGCATTAGCTGTTAGAGTGACATCCCCATCTATATTTGTATTTGAGTTAATATCTAAAGATGTTCCATGAATATCTAAATGTGTAGAATCAATAGTTGCATTAGTACCAGATACATTAAAGTCTGTAGCAGTAACATCTGTTAATACATTATCAATATCTACATTTGAATCTATGTCAAATGTTGTTCCGTTTACTGTTAATGTTGTACTTGTTATATTAGCTGATGTACCTGATAGGTTAATCTTAGTCGCTGCTATGTCTGTAAGTCCGTTATCTATATCTACGTTTGCATTAATATCTGAATTGGATCCGATAGCTAATGTTCCACCATCAATAGCTACGGATGCTGCATCTATATCTACATTTGAGTTTACATCAAAAGTTGTACCATTAACTGTTAATGTTGTGCTTTCTACATTAGCAGTTGTTCCTTCTAAGAAGAATGCGGTTGCGTTAATATTTGTTACTGCATTATCAACGTCTACGTTTGTTGTAGCAGTAAATTGTTGTCCTGTAAAGTTTACGTTTGATTGTGCATGAATAATAGCATTTGCAGAAGTGTTAGCAATAAAGACTACGTTAGATGAAAATATAACATTAGCTACAGTAGAGTTAGCACCTACTACATTGGATCCATCATTTGTTTTAGCACCACTAATACTATCTGTAATGTATAATGTGTTTGCACTAAAGAATCCGTTTACATATGCATTACCTGTTGTGCCACCACCTACTGAATGTAGAGCAGTAGTTACAACACGCTTCTCCATGTCATATGTAATTCTATTTGTTAAGTCTACCCACTCTCTAAAGGTATCAGATGACGGTACGACGTTTGCACTTGTATAATTATTACTTGCCATTTATTCCCTCTGTGAGTGTCATTAACATTGTTTTAATCTCTACCATATCTTGCTTCAATGATGCAACTTCTGTTGACAATGTTTGTACTTGATTTCCTCTTTGTCTTTTTAATTTATATGCAGCAAAAGCAGCCTTATCATTATTTATAAGTGCCATAGAAGATTGATCTCTATACAATCCTGCTTTCTCTGTTTCTATTAAAACTTTCTTTGCCATTATACTGAAACTGCAATTGCCCTATAGTCTTGACAGTATGGAGCTTTCGATGTACTATTAGAAAGCAATACTATCTTGATTGCTAGATACTTGTATCCAACAAACTTTTCGTTGTTTGTATTATAATAAGTTGATAAGTACTTAACATTATTAATAACATCTGATTCTGGATCTCTAAAGATTTGGTTCTTATCTGAATCATCAACTCTAAAGACTTCTCTACCATTTGTCTCATCACCAATACTAATTGTATCTGCAATAGTCATTGATGTATCACTTGCAATAGCTGTAACCATTGATATTTGATAATTTAAGTTAGCATCAAATGGAGGTTGGTTAATTTTAACCAGATCACCTACTGCAAATTCAGATGAGAAAGCTGTACCTGAACCAGTAATTGTTGTAGCATTATTACTAAATGTTACTGTACCAGATTTCTTAGTTGATGAAGGAGCATCTTTAAATTCAAATCCATACTCGATTACATCTTTTCTATTCTCTATTGAACTTATTTTATCTTTGTTCTTTGTTGCTTGTAATTCTGACCATACGCCTTTATCAAATCCTAAGTCGTCTGCTTGGTTAACACCTTTTGCATATACTTTAACATCTGTTCCTGTAGGTTTATAGGCATTTACAAACACTTTAATATCTTCTGCATCTAGTCCTTCGCCTAATGTTACAATTCTTGAAACATATTTTGCTAGTGCACTACCACCATCTGTTACATGCTCATTAGTAGAGTCATTGTTAATTACATTCTCATATATCAATGCTGACTGAGATTGTAAATCAATAAACGGTGAAACGAATCTATTTGTTGAAGATAAGTTATGTCTAATTGTTAATGATTTGTTTACTGTTGTTCCTGATATCTCATTAGACTTACTTCTTATCTTAATTGGTGTATCTAAGTAGTTCCTATCATTAGTTTTAATTCTTTGGAAAGCTGTATTAGTACTATCAGATACTTTTGCACCTTTTATAGATACGTTGACAGCTGTATTGTTAGGTACGTTATTGTATACTCTTGGTTCTAAGTAAGATATATTATTATCTACTACTCCACTGATAACACAATTAGCACCGCTTGAACAACCGATCAATGTGTTAGCTGCTCCAAATAAGAACGTACTGTTTGTTGCTGTACTATCATTAATCATAATAGTATTTGTATTTGAATCTAACTGAGTAAATGTACCTACTGGTGTAAGTAATACCTGTCCTGCATCTGCAGTTCCCTCTGTTATATCTGGTGCACCTCTTAATGTGATCGTTGATGTGTTTGAAGATGATACCTCTACAACATCAAAGTTGTTGTTTGCATTCTTAACTACAATCTTAGTACCTGATGCAAGACCTGATAAATCTTCTCCTGTTCCTGCAACGATGCTACTATTACCTGCTGCAAATGTTACGTTTGCATATGTAGCAGCTTTATTTTGGAATACCTCTTCACCTTCTGTAAATGTACCATTAATGCCATTTGCGTCTGGTGTAAAGAATTCATAATCATCATTTGTTAATTCAACTGCTGATGAAGCAGAATTAAAGTATGCTGCATATAGTTGGAACTTAGCATCTTCGTCTGTATATGGAGTCCAAGTTCTATCGTTACTTGATAAGAACATTGTACCGTCGCCCCAGTCCTGATTAATTGCTTCTCCAGTTACTAAGTTATTTTGTCCTGCCTTAGCTGTAAATAGTTTTGTCTCTGGGTTATTAGCCATTGGCTTAACAACAAAGCAATATTCTCTTCCCACTTCTACTGCTACTGGTCCCATGAAGTTCACTCTTGTAGCTAATGAACCATCTGTCGATGTATTAATGTTTGCTGCTTTTAGTGTTGCAGTACCAAATGGTACTATATTATTACTTGGGAATCCACCAACAACTTCTCTTATTTCTACAAAGCATCCTAGATCTGGGTTCTTATCTGCAAAGTATAAATCTAAAGATGTTAGATATCCTAAGCTACTACCGTTAAACATTTCTTCTTGTAGTAAGAATGATTGTGCTAATGGATCAATATATTGAGCACACATGAATTCTTGTTCTGTAAGATTTCTCTTTCTAGTTCTATTACCTCTTGTTACACCTCTTCTTTGAAGATCATCTAATAGAGCTTCTGGACAACCAGGAGCACATCTAACTGCTCTTGGTCTGTTTTGTGTTTGACCTCTACCATCACCAAAGAAATCTCCGTCTCCTGGCTCAAAGAATTGAGGTTCATCAGCTGGTGTAATAGTATCACAACCAGTATCTCTGACATCGTCAAAGTCGTCTATAATTGTATTAGCTCCTGTGTTTGCTAATACTGGTTCTGGAACAGGATCTGCAATTGTTATAACTGTATTACCAATTGTATTAGATACTTGATCAAAAATGTTTCCTGTAATTACTTCTGATAAAATTGGTTCTCTAGTATTTTGTACTACATCGCCTTTTTCAATTGAGAAGTTATAACAGTTAAACTTAGCAGAAGCTGCTGATACTGTTTCGTTAATTTGTGATAAGTTGCTTACATCTACTAATGCAAACTTTCTTTCTCCTGCAAAGAACGCACCTGCTGGTATTCTAAACACACCTGCTAGGCCACCGGAACTGTTTGCTGTTAAAGCTGTACCAAATGCATTTGATCTTTTTATCATTTGCTTAGCAGTATCAGTAGATAGAACATCTAATTCATCTCTTGTAGCATCAATTGTGTTTTCAATTACTGCTGGTGCAACATCATTAAACACTTTAGCATCATCAAAGTATGCATAGTGTCTTAGGTTTGGTCTTAGTCCTAATGCAACGAAATGTATATCTACACCTGGAATGTATGGTTGGAAAGCAATGTTTGTTACAAACTCTCCTACTTTCTTAGAAGTAGTTTTGCTTGATACGCCAATACCTTTTGTTGTTTTTTCTATTGTTTGTTGTGTAACAGTCTCAAATGTTTCTGTTGTTGTTCTATCAGTTGTTACAGAACTTACCAATGTAGTTGTTTCTGATTCTGCAATTACAGTTTCTTCTGTTGTCTGCATTGGAACAATTTTATTAAGTTCTTCTAGTAACGATAATGTTGGAGATGCTAAATCAACATCTATTTGTACTTGAGATTCTGCACTTCTTGTTACATCTACATGGTTTAAGTAATCTGGATAAAGTTTTATGTTACCATTATATTGCCAATAAGCTGAAGTACATCTTCTATCTTGTGTAGCATATGGTTGTTGTATGATAAGTCTATTTTTATATCCTGTTATCATTACATCGTTAAGTTTAACCATGCCGCTAGCTGTTGCGTATTTGAATCCAATATTATACTGCTCAAACTTAGATGTAAGTATTTTTCTTGCAGCATCAAAACCAGCTTTGAATTCACTGTTTAATGGATTACCGGTCGTATAGTTTACAAAGTTATCTACTATAAATCCGTTTTTAAATCTGTTTACAGTTGGATCGTTTCTGCCAGGAATAACTTCATCTGCTGTTAGCTTTTCTAATAGACTTAATGATGTATAGTATTCTAAGTTATTAACTCTATCATCAATAGCTTTAATATCTGACATGGTATATCTTTTTAGCTGAGTAGCTCTAATCTTAACTCCTAAGTCTGGACGTTTAAAGAATCTAGCTGCCTGAGCATCTAAAGAAGGATATACTGGAACATCAATAGTTCCTAACTGCATACTGTTTGTTGGTTTAGTTGGTAGCTCTGGGTTTACACTTGGTAATCCTGTTACAAGATGAAGTCTACCATCTTCTATAACCAATCTATCTTTTCTAGGTAAATAATATTCTATGGTACTTGTCCACAACTTATTAGGTGTAGATGTAAACTGTGCACCAGTAATTTGTTCTGTAGCAGCAGGGTTTATGGATGCTGATGATGCAGCCCAAGTTCCTTCTGCTGTAGCTGTTGTATCTACATATGGTCTAAAGTCTACGTGATCTCTTAATGAGTACTCTTTACCTGATATGTTAGAAACGAATACAGGAATTTCTTGTGTAGTAATAGCTGTTGTGTTTGCTGTATTTGCATCGTCAATTGAATCATGATATGATTGATAAGTAGCAAAACCTGTTCCTGTATCAATGTTAAAGTGTCTAAATTTAACTGCTATTGTTCCGTTTGCAGGAATAGTAAAACTTGATCCTGGCTTTTGTTTTAGTTTAGATAGATTATATTTTGATCCTTCTTGACCTCTATCTAGTATAAATTCTTTTGTTTTATCTGCTAATGTACCATTTGATATAGCTGTAGCAATAGCACTACCAGTTGCAACATTACTTGAAGCTACGTAAACATTTGTTAGATCAATAGCATCAGGAATACCTAAACTCCAAGGACCTGATGTAGTAGCTACGTTATTTCCTGTATATATTAAAACTTCACTTGACTTGATATCTTTCTTAATACCTGGTGCACTAGTTTCTCTTACGTTGTGTATTAGGTCAAAGTCCCAAGTAGATGAGAAGCTCTTGCCTAAGTTAATTGTTAATGTCTGACCTGAACTGAATACTCCAACTGATGCGTTTGCAGTTGATCTATTTTTTAAAGATACAACTCTTCCTTTTGGATATGCAAGACTTACTGTAGCAGCTGAAGTGTTTGCTATTCCTGTAATGTTCTGGTTTACTTTACAAGAAGAATCAGTAAGGATCTGTGTAACTTGATATATGCCGGCATTAGCAGTTGTATTAGCAACTCTAATATAATCTCCTTCAAATAAGTCTGACGTACTACAGTTTAATAATATACTATTATCTGTATTAACTGTAACAGATGAATCAACTACATTACTTGATACTATTGTTGTATTAGAAATAATTAGAAGTTCATCTTCTTGTGATTCTGATAATGAGTCTGCTGCTGTACCAAATCCCCAGTTCTGAGTACCTGCTTTAGATAAGGATGCAACTCCACTTGTACTAAATGTACCTGTTGCAGAGCTTTCAAAGGTATATGATGCTGTGTTAGATACAGTCTTTATACCAACTTGTCCTAATGGAAATAGTAAATCTCTATCTGCTGGATCCTGTTCTAATACTCTAGCTTCATTATTTTTAAGAATTAAGTCTGCTAAACCTACAACAGATTTGTTTGTTTGTGAATTATTGCCATTATAATCTGTTCCGCTATAGTGATATATACTCTTAGAATGCTTATTAAATGACTTACCAGTAGCCATTTTAATGTCAAACAAGTACATGTTAAACTTAGATGTACTCTTGTTGCCGTCTGATCCTGCTTGTTCAACTGCTCTAACTCTCGCTGTACCTACAACATTACCTTTAACGCCTGCATAATCTAAAGTTGTATTTGCATTAGTATATGTTGAACTACTTGAAAAATCTATCTGTGCTGGTGTTGTATTACTAATACTATTGAACTGTCTGTCCATTAATAGTACTACATCGTTTTGTTCTAAACCAAAGTTACCAACTAATTCATCAACTTCAACAAAGTTTCCATAGTTAATAGATATTTCTTGATTTACTATATTAGCTGTAGATGTTGATTTTCTTGTAATGATTCTTGATGGATTTACTAACTCAAATCTTTGTCCTTTATTATAACCAATACCTGCACCTACTACTGTAGTAAAGTGAGTCGTGTTTCCTGGTTGTCCTTCTGATGCAATTGCAAATGGATCAACTACATAGTCACCACTTGTTTCATATAATCTTTTTTGAATTATATCTCCAAGACCATTAAGCTGAGCATCTGAATTTAAAGATATTGGCATTCCGTGTTGGAATTCAACAAGTCTTAAGAAGTTGTTAGATGCTACGGCATTAGTAATAGTATTAACTACTAATGTTGGTTTAAGTTGTAATCTATCTGCACCTGGTGCATTTTCATTAGCAAAGCCTGATGCATTATCTAACAGGCTAGTATCGCTACTACTATTAATAAATGCTTCAGTAGTAGCAACACCTACAGTTAAGTCATTTGGTTTACTTGTATACTTTGATACAATAATGTCTTGAGCTTCAAAACGTTGGAAGGTGCCTTTCTGGAAAATGACGCCATCTTGTACTTTCATTTGATAGGCTGTACCTAATACGTTAAACTCTGTGTTGCCTGTTTGTTCAAAATCTGTATTTGCAATAGAAACATTACCAGTCTTAATAAGTTGTACATCAACAGTAACAGTACCATCAGCTATATCACTTGCTAAATCATATGAACTTCCATTTGCATGTTTTAATCCTGCACCGTTAGCTGCAACAATAGAAGCAGTCGGTAAATCATCAACACTAAATCCTGTACCGTTAGAAGAAACAGCAACATTAAAAAATTGATTTGTACCATCTACAACTACGACGTTTGCAGAAAATCCACTACCCTTTAAACTAGTAACTACTGATATAGTATCGTTGGCATTAACATTTACTGTGCTTGGAATACCTGCAAATTGAATGTGTTTAATACCTGTGCTTGCAGGATATATCTCTACTTCTGATGGAGCAGAGTATGCTGTATTTGATGTTGCACTGTTTCCAGTGTTAACATAGTTAAAGAATATTGTGTTTAGATCTGGGTTTTGTGATTCTAAACCTGTCTTAGTATCTACGACTCTTGCTACTAAGTTAGCATTGTTTCTAATGTAATCTCCTTCAGCGAAGAGATTCATATTAAGGTCTGTACCAGTAGAATCTTTATCTAATAGTTTTGCATATCTGATATTCCTATCAAATGTAAAGGTACATCCTTTTACAATTGAACCTTCTTTAAATGTAAACTGACCAAATTTTTCTACTTGGTTTTGTAGTATTGTCTGTAATGTTGTTAGTTCTCTAGCTTGTAGAGGCACTGCTGGCTTAAATAAAACTCTATGAAAATCTTTTGTTTCATCATAGTCGTCGTAGTACGGATTTACATTTAAGTCTGTTTCTATTCCCATTTCTTCCTCTAAAACTCAATCATTAGTTTAATTCGTTCTGTTTGATCATCTGATCTTGTTATTGGTGATACGTTTTCTAAGTAAATAA